TGGCCCAACGGGGCCGAGGCGCGGGTGTTTTCGGCGCATGATTTCGAGGCCCTTCGAGGCCCGCAATTCGACGCGGCGTGGTCGGACGAGTTGGCCAAGTGGCCGAAGGCCCAGGAGACGTGGGACATGCTGCAATTCGGCCTGCGTCTGGGACGTGACCCGCGGCAAGTGGTGACGACGACGCCGCGCAATGTCGAGGTTCTGAAGGAGTTGCTGGCGCGGGACTCGACGGTATCGACCCATGCTGCAACGGAGGCCAACGCGGCCTATCTTGCGCCCTCGTTTCTTGAAGAGGTTCGGGCGCGCTACGGCGATACAAGGCTCGGGCGGCAGGAACTTGATGGCGTGCTGCTGGAGGATGCGGAAGACGCGCTCTGGACCCGGTCGGCGCTGGACAAGGTCCGGGTCAGCGAGGCACCGGAGGGCGCCCGCGTGATCGTGGCGGTTGACCCGCTGGTCACGGGGCACGAAGGCTCGGATGCATGTGGGATCGTCGTGGTGGCGGTGATCGAGCAGGGGCCGCCGCACGGTTGGCAGGCGGTGGTGCTGGCCGATCGCACGGTGCAGGCGACCTCGCCCCAGGGCTGGGCCGAAGCGGCGGTGGCGGCCTACTACAGATATGGCGCCGAACGCATGGTGGCCGAGGTCAACCAGGGCGGCGACCTTGTGGAAACGATGATGCGGCAGGTGGATCCGGCGGTGAACTACCGCGCGGTGCGCGCCTCGCGCGGGAAAGTGGCGCGGGCCGAGCCCGTGGCGGCGCTCTACGAGCAGGGTCGGGTCAGGCATCTGGGCCTGCTTGGGGCGCTGGAAGATGAAATGTGTCGGATGAGCCTGACCGGGTACGAAGGCCAAGGCAGCCCGGATCGGGTTGATGCCTTGGTTTGGGCACTGACGGAAGGGCTGTTGGAGCCCGGCAAGCGGGCGCTCAAGCCCGGCATTCGGAACTTGTGATCACAGATTGAAACGCAGCACGCGGGCGCTGTTTGGCGCAGGGGCTTGGGCCTCTGCGGCAGCGCTCGCATGGCTTGAGGAGAGAGGCCTATGGTATTGGATTTCTTGCGGAAAGCGCCGATGGATGTGCCCGAGAGCAAGGCCTCGGCCAGCGCCCGGGTGGCGGTTTGGGGCAGCGCCGGCCGCGTGGCGTGGAGCCCGCGGGACACCGTCTCGCTGACCAAGAACGGCTTTCAGGGCAACCCGGTGGGCTATCGCGTGGTCAAGATGATCGCCGAGGCTGCGGCGGCCTTGCCGGTTGTGGCGCAGGATGTGGAGCGCCGCTACGAGGTGCACCCGGTTCTGAGCCTGCTCAACCGGCCCAACATGGCGCAAGGGCGCGCCGACCTGTTGGAGGCTGCCTATGCGCAACTGCTGCTGTCGGGGAACCTCTATGTCGAGGCGGTAATGCCCGAGCCGGGCACACCGGTTGAGCTGCATGTGTTGCGCTCGGATCGGATGAGCCTTGTGCCGGGCGCGGATGGCTGGCCGATGGCCTATGACTACACGGTCGGGGCCAAGACCCACCGCTACGCCCCGGACATGATTTGCCACATCAAGGCGTTCCACCCGCAAGACGATCACTACGGCCTGGCGCCAATCCAGGCGGCGGCGACGGCGATTGATGTTCACAATGCCGCCGCGCGCTGGGCGAAATCCCTGCTCGACAACGCGGCCCGACCCTCGGGCGCGATTGTCTATCGCGGCGTCGATGGCAGCGGCACGATGAGCCAAGACCAGTTCGAGCGCCTGCAGATGGAGCTTGAGACGCATCATCAAGGCGCGCGCAACGCGGGGCGCCCGATGTTGCTGGAAGGCGGGTTGGATTGGAAACAGATCGGGTTCAGCCCGTCGGATATGGAATTCCAGAAGACCAAGGAATCCGCCGCGCGGGACATTGCCCTGGCCTTTGGTGTGCCGCCAATGCTTTTGGGGATCCCAGGGGACGCGACTTACGCCAATTATGCCGAGGCCAACCGAGCTTTCTATCGCCTGACCGTGCTTCCCATGGCGCACAAGGTGTTGGCGGCGCTGGCACATTGGATGTCTGGACTGACCGGCGACATGGTCGAGCTGAAGCCCGATCTGGACCAGGTTCCGGCGCTGGCTACGGAGCGCGAGGCCCAATGGCGGCGGGTGGCCGAGGCGGACTTCCTCACCGAGAGCGAAAAACGCCGCATGCTCGGCCTGCCGGAGCGGCCGGAGGGCACATGAGCGGGCGCGAGGCCAATAGCGGGTCGCGCTACCTCTACGCGCCGTTCGATGCGGCGAATGCCCGGATCGATGCCAATGAGCGGGTTCTGGAGGAGCGCTGGCAGGCGCTGACCTTTCGGCTTGAAGGCATCGAAGGGGCCATTTCGCGGCTGGAACGCCGCCTGTGGCTTGCGGTGTTCGGCGTCGTCAGCGTGGTGCTGGCGCAGGGCATCAATGAACTGATCCAGATGAATGCAGGCGTATAGGAGATTGATATGACGCCATTTCCCCAGACCGGGCTTGAAACCAAGTTCTGCCGCTTCGACAGCGCGCTGACCGTGGTGCAAGGTCAGAAGATCGAGGGTTATGCCAGCTTGTTCGGCGCCCCCGACCAGGGCGGCGACGTGGTCGAGCCCGGCGCTTATGCACGCAGCCTGAAATCCATGGAAAGCGCCGGGCGCAACGTGAAAATGCTCTGGCAGCATGATCCGGCGGAACCCATCGGGATCTGGGACGAGGTCCGCGAGGATAGCCGCGGCCTCTACGTCAAGGGGCGCCTGCTGGACAGCGTCGCGCGGGCCCGCGAGGCCGCCGCCCTGATTGAGGCGGGCGCGATTGATGGGCTCAGCATCGGCTACAAGACGGTGCGATCCACGAAGAACGACCAGGGGCTGCGGCTCCTGTCGGAGGTGGAGCTTTGGGAAGTGTCGCTGGTGACCTTTCCGATGCTCCCACAAGCGCGGGTGACCGCGGAGGCGGCCACCGAGGCCAAATCCGAAGATCTCGCAGACCTGGCCCGTGTCTTTGATGACGCGCGCCGCAAACTGGCGGCGCGAGAGCCCCGCTGACCCAGTCCTGAACCCCCGAAAGGTGATGCAGATGACCGACACCCAATCTGGGCCGGCGGCCCCGAGCCCTATGCA